AGATTCTTCAGCAGTTTCACGAAGAGTATCACGGAACGTATCAACAGAAATTCCTGTTTCATTGACTCGATTTTTAAGCTGCCCCCAACTCGACATCAATGCTCCTTCTAAGAGGGAGTTCCTCGCTTCCGCAGATCCATCAATGATGCTACTGAAAAATTCAGAGAAGGTACGAAGTGTAGCCTTCGCTTCCTCATAGTCGCCGGCAACCAACTGCCAGGTTTCTGCCCAGCCAGACTGAGCACTCTCTTTAAGAGTATCCAAAAGTTGGGTCCAGGTTTTAACGTCTTGAGCTGCCGCAAACGCTTTCTTACCAATCTCTGTGGTTTCGTCAGCATAATCCTTCAGAGTTTCCGTCAAGACTTCGGTGGTCATCCACTGATAGGCCAAACTGTCGTTAAACATATGAGTGGCGTCGATGGTTTCCTTCATCGTTCCGCCTTGACCATTTTTCGTGAGGACCTGATACATACCATCAGTGGTCTTCGTCACAGTTCCGGCCGCAACTGCCGCCTCCAAAAGCTGTGTCTTAAATTCCACTGTGGCCATGTTGGCATTCTCGATAGATTTCCAGTCAATTAGTTTGACGTAACCAGCTGACAACGCTTGGGCGAAGTTGTACATGGCCCGCGATGCCTCATTAGCGTTTGCACCAGACACAGCAGCTACGTTACTGACACCTTGAATGGCGGAAACTGCATCGTCCAGCTTAACACCGGCGTTGGTGAACTTACCAATGTTGGAAGTCATATCAGAGAAGGAGTAAATAGTACGATCCGAATATCTATTCAGTTCGTCTAATTTCTGATTGACCTTGTCCAGACTTTCGCCAGTGCTCGCCATAATGGTCTGGATAGAACCCATCTTAAGCTCATACTCGCTAAATCCTGTTGAGATTGGCTCGATGGTCAAGGAGGAAAGAAGCCGCTTACCAGCATTCACTGCGGAATTAGTGATGTTGGAAAGGGCCGTCATAGCTACGACCTCAAACGCCGAGAATTTTGCTTGAACGGTCTCAACAGAACGCCCAAGCATAGACATGTCGCATTTTTTAGCTGCTGCGCCAAGTTCATCAAGACCTTTGGCTGCTCCATCCAGATCTAAGCCCCTCTTGAGCTTCTCCAAAGTTGACAAACTTGTTTGCACACCGGATTCAAACTGCCTGTTGTCAAATCGCATTTCTACGACTCTCTCGTCGATTGTCCTGCTCATAACCGTTCAACCTCCTTCCATGCGTTATTCGCAATTTGGTCAAAAATAGGCTGGATAGCGGGGTTGATGTAATCTCTCCCTTCTACCCAGCCACCTGTTCCAGTGCCATGTCCGTATTGCAGGATTATGGCAATAGGAACTCCATTTTGAACGTTGGAGTTACGGAACGAAATCGTCGCCGTCCCGTTTTTGTTTGTAATCTCGTAATACCACGAACTCGCTGTCAATCCGGAATCGACAGGCGTCGCAGACGCAAGGGCGGCCACTCCAGCGCGACCGTACTTATCGAGATCACCGAGGTGCACAACCTCTTTTGCTCTTTCTAAGAATTTGGTCAGGTGAGAGAAGTCGCCCTTTTGTCTGAACGTAATCATACGGCCGCTCCTTTACGACAGCTTCTTGCAGTAATCAAGGGAAACCCAGCCTATGCCGGATTTGAGCTTGCCCCAAATGGTAGCACCCTGTCCAGTTGCTTCACTAACGATGGTGTAGACTCCGGGATTGATGGAATTCTGGACAATGGCCGTATTTGTACCAGGGCCCTTTCGGATTCGCAAGTCGGTGGCTGTGATGCGAACCTTGTACGGAACCGTGCTCACTGGCTTGGTTTCGGCAGGAGGAGTAGAACCTGTAGTTGTAGAAGCTGAGCCCAACTTGGCGTTCACTTTTGCGGCAATGTCGCCAAGCCGTTCATAGATGTAGTCACCAGGGCAAGCCTTGTTTGCAAACCAGCGGTGAACAGTCAGGTTCTGTTTGGAATGATTCCCAACCAGATTCTTGTCGCCGGACCAAAGCAGCTTCTTGATTCCGTTTCGCTTGCAGATGTCGGTACACAGCTCGATCAGAGCTGCCATGGCCTTATCTGTGATGGCATAGGGATGTGTAGTGTCGCTGGCCACCTCGATGGTGACGGCCTGGTAGTCATTGGACTTGCCGGAGATTCCGTTGACCCGAATTGGATTGCCATTCTTATCGTAGCCCCCAGTACACCAGGAGCGATCCTTCTCTTCAACACACAGGCCAATGGAGCCGTCGTAGCCCACAACATAGTTGCAGGATGCCTGTTTGGAACTTGGCTGGAACACCTCACACCCCCGCTTAGCGGTCACCTGGCCGACAAAACAGTGAATGGTGATGGTGTCGATGGCATGGTTACGGTTGGGAGTCCGATTCGGAGAAATCATAGTCACCGTAGCCAGAGAGCTATGTGAATCCCATAGGTTTGTCACTCCCTTTCTTTGTTCCGGCATACTTGTCGAAATACTTCTGACCATACTCAGCCCTCTTGGCCTGCGTCGCAGCCGTGTTCATGCTCGCCGGTTTTTCAAACTCCAGCAAGACAATATTGGAGGCTTCAAGTACGGTCGACACAGTTTTGAGTCTGCCGAGGAGACCATAACTGGAAAGTTCCTTCAGCAGAAACTCAAGCTGCATCTCCAAATCACCAATAGACTTCTTAGAAGCCTTAGCATAGGCTAACAAGGCCTCTTTGCGACTCCAGTAAGTCCACTGAGCCAGACCATATCCGGCGCTGTCCCGAACGAAGTTGGTATAGCGACCCTTGTCCACCAATTCGGTGTACTCGGCATCGGCCATTCCCAGCTTACCCTCGTAGGTATTTTGGAGGTTATTAGGGCGCAGGCCAGACTCGGCATAGAGATTACCCATAAGTCCAGCGGCACCACAATCGGAAAGACCTTTTGACTTCAGGTAATTCCAAATCTTTTCCTCATTTGTTGCTCCAATCAGAGGCATCCGTATCACCCTCTCGTATTCAGTTTCTTTCTTCGAGCGGCATTAAGGGCACGGTTTCGAGCTATAACCTCCTGACGACTCATTTTCTTCTGCGGCGCATTCTTCACATTGCAAACGTTAATAAGAGTAAGGAGACGGCTCAAATGCCATTTCTGACACTCGAAGGGGATTTGGTAAGAAACCATCCAGTAGTAGATGATCTCCGACGTGATGTACTCGCTGCTTGTTGCCCTATTCCCACGCTTAGGAAAAGAGGTGGCAGTCATAGATGCATCAATGTAAGCAGATACCTCAGCGAGAAGCTGTGGCGTAAGCGCTTGGTAGACACTGGGGTCCACATTCTGCGTCAGCGTCATGCATCGAACATAGTCGATGGACTCCTCTGCGGTTCTTTTTTCCCGGGAAAGGAAAGGCTTACGCCACTTTGCCTCCCATTTTGAAAGGGAGACCAGAGAATGTTCCAGCTGAAGCGTCTGCTCTTTCGTCATGATGGGGATAAATTCGCTTTTCGCCTCGTCGAACTTTTCCCCTATCTGCATTGCAGGGACTACAATTTTCAACATCTCCGGTCGCCCCGCTTATCTCAGCCCTGGTTTCCCATCGGGG